TAGCGTTTCGTTGTGGGACTTCTATTGGGATCCTGATGCTGTCAACATTGACCAGTGTCAATACATCATTGAACGCCACAAGATGAGCCGTACAGAACTGTATGCTTTGAAGAAGCGTCCGTTCTTCCGTGCCAACGTCATCGATGCCATCATTGCTGACGGAGAAAGCTACACCAAGAAATATTGGGAAGACGATCTGCGTGACTACGCTCCTCGCTTTGGTATCAACAGATTTGAAGTGTTGGAATACTGGGGTGAAGTGAGTGTTGAGTTGTTGCAAGAGAACGATGTTGAGATTCCTAAAGAGCTGGAAGGCGCTGGTGAATTGCAAGCTAACATCTGGTTCTGCAACGGCAAGATTTTGCGTATGGTGTTAAACCCATTCAAACCTGCACGTATCCCCTACTACGCTGTTCCTTATGAACTCAACCCATACAGCTTGGCTGGTATTGGTGTTGGTGAAAACATGAGCGATACACAGATGTTGATGAACGGCTTCATGCGTATGGCTGTTGACAACGCTGTGTTGTCTGGCAACCTTGTGTTTGAGATTGATGAAACCAACTTGGTTCCCGGTCAAGACATGTCTGTCTATCCCGGCAAAGTGTTCCGCAGACAAGGCGGTGCACCCGGTCAATCGTTGTTTGGTACAAAGTTTCCAAACGTTTCGAATGACAACCTCCAGCTGTTTGACAAAGCTAGACAGCTAGCTGACGAGTCAACTGGCATTCCTTCGTTCTCACATGGACAGACAGGTGTGTCAGGTGTTGGTCGTACAGCAAGTGGTATTAGCATGTTGATGTCTGCTGCTTCTGGTAACGTTAAAACCGTTATTAAGAACATCGATGACTACTTGCTCGGTCCATTAGGCAGAGCCTTCTTCAACTTCAACATGCAGTTTGATTTCGATCCAAGCTTGCGTGGTGACTTGGAAGTGAATGCTCGTGGTACAGAGAGCTTGATGGCTAACGAAGTGAGAAGCCAACGACTGATGCAGTTCTTGCAAATTGCAAGCAGCCCAGCGTTGATGCCTTTTGCTAAGTTCCCATACATCATTCGTGAAATTGCAAAGAGCATGGACTTAGATCCAGACAAGGTGACTAACAGCATGGAAGAGGCTGCTATTCAAGCGCAGCTTCTGAAAGCTCAACAGGCCGAGTTGCCACCTCAGGGTGTGCCACCACAAGGTGTCGCTGGTCCTCCCGGCGTTCAAGACATGACGGGTGGCGGCGGCGGTAATATTGGTGTGGGCGCAGCTCCAACACCGGGAATGCAAGGATTTAGCGGAAATGCACAGCAAGCAGTACCTCCCCAAGCTTAAGGGCTTAACAACAAACAACTCACAATGGGAAGCCTTTTGTGAGATGCTTGAGTTCAACGTCTGTGAACAGCAACGAAAGCTTGAACAAGCTGTCGAAATGTCTGATGTGTTTAAGGCGCAGGGGGCCATTGCTGCCTTACGCCGTCTGAAGTATTTAAAGGATGAAGTAAATGGTAAACAATGATATGACACGCTTGATGGCTGATGGTGGTGGCACTGTTGATCCTGTTAGCGGCAATGAAGTACCTCCCGGTTCTTTGCCACAAGAGGTGAGAGATGACATTGATGCCAAGCTTAGCGAAGGCGAGTTTGTGTTTCCTGCTGACGTTGTCCGATACATTGGCTTGAACAAGCTGATGGAGATTCGTGACTATGCCAAGAAAGGCTTAGGCAAGATGGCTGAGCAAGGTCAGATGGGTAATGCTGATCAGGTTGAAGATCCTGATGAGTTGCATGGTGATGAGTTTAGTTCTCAGATTGACAGCATCATGGCTGAGGTTGGTGGTGAGAAGAACAACTTGGCTGTTGGTGGTATGCCATCTGCAGCTGCTAGCCCTGCTAACAATCCTATTGAAGTTAAACAATTTAAAGATCCTCAAGGCAATTCAACATTCATCACCTTTATGGACGGCAAGGCAATGTCTGCCATTCCACAAGGTGCACAAGAAGTGTCTGAACAAAAGCAAGCTGAAGCTGCTGCTGAGAAGCTAGCTCCTACAGAACGAGACAGAATGTCTGGTAAAGAAGCTCTTGGCTTGATGAAGAGTTTACAAGATCCAAACTATTTCAATAAGAAGTTGCAAGAACAATTAATGAATGCTGCGTTTGAGGCAGGTAAGCCTAAAGCTACTGAGACAACACCTGAATCTATTAAGACTGATACACCATTCGGTGACCAGCTTGACAAGTTCTCACAAGCCTTAGACTTTAATTTGTTTGGTGACACTGTCGATTCAGACCTGTTGTCTGCAGACTTAAACGCTGGTGCAGATCTCAACACCGATATGGCTGCTGCTAATACCGATGTTGCTGACGCAATGCCTACACCTACAGATACAACTGTTGACGTAAACACCGTTCCTACTACAACAACTACAACTGTTGAACCAACAATGTTTGCTGCTAAAGGTGGACTTGCTATGGCAAAAGGTGGTCTTGGGTTACGTACTCATGATGATGTTCCTTCACGATACAATCCTGAAGATAATTCATACTCAACAGAAGTATCAATTACTGTTACCGATCCTCGACTGAATAAAGGTCGTCCAACCAATATTCCATCATTGTGGGGTGGTAAAGAAGTTGGTGAAGATCAAGCAATTGTAAATGCTCTTGCTCATAAAGGACCATATCCTTCGTATGAAACAATTGACCAAGCTGTTAAAGCTGCACAAGGTAAATCAGCAAGCGGTGGCGCAGATGCTGATTATGCTAAAGGTGGTCTAATTAAAAAGCGTAAGCGTAAATAAGTTATAATTTGAATACCGTGTCCCGTGGTGGGCGGGACGGTACTTAATAATTCCCACCATCATTGGCTACCTATCTCCCTGTATTGACAGCTACAGTTAGCCCCAACTTTAAAAGGTAAATATGACAGAAGTTGTTCTTGATCAAAAACAAGAAGTGAAAGTTTATTCTTCATTCGGTAAGCGTAACGCTAATGATGAAAAGATTAAACAAGAAGAAGAAGAACTGAAGAAGCTTCAGGAACCTAAGGATCCAGAAGTAAAAGATGAGGATGGTGCTGAACCAGAAAACGCCGAAGAGCGTAGTTTCAAGAAGCGTTACGGTGATCTTCGCCGCCACTCTCAACAAAAAGAAACACAGTTGCAAAAGCAGATTGATGACCTCCGCACTCAGTTGGAGCAAACTGCTAGCAAGCAAATCAAGCTGCCGAAGACCGAGGAGGAGCTTGAGCAATGGGCGAATGAGTATCCTGATGTTGCAAAAATTGTAAAGACAATTGCAATGAAGGAAGCTCGTGAACAAGCCAAAGAGCTTGAGGACCGCTTCAAAGCTTTGGATGAGCGTGAGCAACAAACTGCACGAGAGAAAGCTGAAGCTGATTTGTACAAGATGCATCCAGACTTTGACAGCATTCGTGACAGCGATGCTTTCCACGATTGGGTTGAAGAACAACCTAAGTGGGTGCAGAATGCTTTGTATGAGAATGACACAGACGCTAAAGCTGCTGCTCGTGCCATTGACCTGTACAAAGCAGACAAGGGTATCAAGACTAAGAAGGAGTCATCTCCCAAGGATGCTGCTCAAAGTATTGGTAACCGCAAGTCATCAGCACCACCATCGGATTCAGATAATGTTGGTACATTCACTGAGTCACAGGTCAACAAGATGTCATCTCAGCAATATGAAGCCAATCAAGAAGCAATTGTTGCCGCTATTAAAGCTGGTAAATTTGTGTACGATTTGAGCGGAAGTGCAAGATAATTGTTGACAAGCACTGAAATAGTGTTATAACTTTACGGAGACTACTAAAAATAGTCTCCTTTTTCGTAGAGCCGTTGCCGCAACAACCACCTCTACACCTTGAAATCTGTTAACGCAAAACAATAAGCTATCAGAATTACCTGAAAGTTTGACAGCCCGACATGTTCCTTTGGGCGCTTAGGAACATAGACCACCTGCCAATGTCAGCCTCTGTAGTAATGTGAGCGTATTTAATTATATGCCTTATATATCTATAGGAGAATCATCATGGCATTTCCATCCGCTGCTGGTTACGGCAATTTGCCCAATGGCAACTTTAGCCCCGTAATCTATTCCAAGCAAGTACAACTTGCATTCCGTAAATCGTCTACTATCGAAGCTATCACGAACAATGATTACTTCGGTGAAATCGCCAACATGGGCGATAGCGTTAAGATCATCAAAGAGCCAGAAGTTTCGGTTCAGTCGTATGCTCGTGGTACACAAATCACTGCACAAGACTTGAACGATGACGACTTCACCCTCGTTGTTGACCAAGCTAACTACTACGCTTTCAAGATTGACGACATCGAAGCTGCTCACTCTCATGTGAACTTCATGCAAATGGCTTCTGATCGTGCAGCTTATCGCTTGCGTGACCAGTATGACCAAGACGTTTTGGGTTATTTGACAGGCTTCCAACAGTCTGCCAAGAACACAAATGCTGACACAGCACGTACTACCGCTTCTGGCACTAAGGCAGTTTCTGCCGCTGGTTCAGACGAACTCTTGGCTTCTATGAAGCTCAAGAAAGGTAGCTTCGGCAACATCACCACTTCTTCTGCTGGTGACCACTCCATCCCATTGGCTCCACGTTTGCCCGGCGCAACCACTATGCCTACCGATGTCGCATCTCCTTTGATGGTGATCGCTCGTATGGGCCGCTTGTTGGATCAACAGTTTGTTGATACACAAGGTCGCTGGTTGGTCGTTGACCCAGTGTTCTTGGAGTTGTTGAAAGACGAAGACAGCCGTTTGTTGAACGGTGACTTCGGTGGTTCTGGCTTGCAGAACGGTTTGGTGTTGAACAACCTGCACGGCTTCCGTGTGTATGTGTCTAACAACCTGCCTAAGATTGGTACTGGCCCCGGCACTTCTGGTGCTGCTAACCAGAACACCAACTACGGCGTGATCGTTGGTGGTCAAGATTCTGCTGTTGCAACTGCTCAGCAAATCACTAAGACTGAAACATATCGTGACCCTGACAGCTTCGCTGACATCGTTCGTGGTATGCACCTGTATGGTCGCAAGATCCTCCGTCCAGAGGCTTTGGTGACTGCTAAGTACAACGCAGCCTAATTGAATTGGGGGAGCTTAACGGCTCTCCCTTTTCTGCATATTTAAAAGGAAATCTTAAATGTCTACTGTTACTACTCTGGCTGCTGGCTATACATCAGGCCGCACCGCTGGTTCCGTCCCCTACTTGGTTGACGTGAATATCGACTTCGCTGCTGCTGCAACTGCTAAAGGTTCTGCCTTGGCTGCTGCTGACATCATCGAATGTATCAACGTTCCTGCTAACACCCTCATCTTGAATGCTGGTATCGAAGTTATCACCGTTACTGGTGGCGAATCTTCTGACACCACTTATGACTTGGGCGTTACTGGCGTTGAAGCTGATAACTTCATTGACGGCTTTGAAGGTGATGCTGCTTCTGCTGGTGCTTATGCACAAAACGCTGCTGCTTACCAGCCTATCGTGAACGCTACTGCTGACACTATCGACTTGTTGATCGCTACTGCTACCACTGCTCCCACCTCTGGTGTGTTCCGTGTGTGGGCCGTGTTGATGGACATCGATGGTCGCATCGGTGCTGCTTCCGTGGATCGTGAACAACTGGCCTAATCGCTAGTCCGTATGATGGGGCAGCTTCGTAATGGGGCTGTCCCTTCTTTTTTGTATCTACTGGATGTTACATGTCAGCTACATACCTTTCCCTAACGAATGAGCTTCTCCGCAGAATGGGAGAGGTTACATTGGACACCACAGAATTTGATGGTGCACGAAACATTCAGGCGCTAGCAAAAGATGCTATCAACTCTTCAATCAGAGAGGTGATGCATTATGCTCAAGAGTGGCCTTTCTCTCTTGTAACTAAAACACAAACCCTCACTGTCGGTCAAGGGGTCTATGACCTTCCTTCTGACGCATCTAACGTGGATTGGGATAGCTTCTATCTGAAGCAACTCTCTGCCGCAAACAACACCCCTCACAAACTCCCAGCTTTGAGCTATGTCAACTACATTGACAACCTACGCTCTAGCGAAGATCAAACAGGTACAGGTGGATATGGTCCAGCTGTCAACGTCTATCAAACTCAAGAGATGAAGTTTGGTGTGACACCTAAGCCAGATCAGGCATACGAAATTGAATATAAGTATTGGTTGTTCCCTGATGATTTATCTGCGGCAACTGACACCATGATTATTCCAGCTCGTTTCAGAAACGTTGTCATCGATGGTGCAATGATGTACATGATGATCTTTAGATCTAACGAACAAAGTGCTGCCATCCATCGTGACAAGTTTGACACTGGTATCCGCATGATGCGCCGTCTGTTAATGGATGAGCCAATGTATATGCGCTCAACTGTTATTGTCTTGCCTTCCTTTTCACCACGAGTGTTCTAATGGCTGATAAGATTAATGGTTACAAAGTAAACTGTATTGGTGGGCTTGACACCAACAGAGATGTATTATCTCAAGGTGAGATTGCCCCCGGTACAGCCAGCCAGTTAATCAACTATGAGCCATCTATCTTCGGTGGCTATAGACGCATCAATGGCTATTCCAATACATAGGCACTGTCACAGGCACTGGTGATGTATTGGGCGTATGTGTTGCTGATGGTATTAATAATGGTATCTTTGCTTGCCGTAAACCAGCAAGTGGAACAAACTATTTCTACAAATGGGTAGCCGCTAGCTCGACTTGGTCGGCTGTCACTACACCCGGCTCCATCACAATGACCGGTGTTAAGAAGGTGCGCTTTGTCCGTTACAACTGGGCAGCTGCAAAGCTTGCAATTGTTGACGGTATCAATCCTGCTGCCACATATGACGGCACTACTTACACTCAAATCACGCATGCTAATGCACCAAATTCACCAAAGTATGTAGCATCGTTTAAGAACCATTTGTTCTTGGCTGGTGATCCTTCTGAACCATTCAATGTCTACTTCTCTTCACCAATGGCAGAGACAGACTACAACCCTGCAAACGGGGCTGGTGTCATTAACGTAGGCTTTGAAGTTGTTCAAATTAAACAATTCCGTGACACCTTATATATCTTTGGTAAGAACGAAATTAAGTCATTGTCTGGTAACAACGTTGCCAACTTTGTACTTGGTGAAGTCACTACAAACTTGGGTTGCTTAGTACCTGATAGTGTGATAGAACTGGCTGGTACGTTGTTGTTCCTTGGACCTGACGGTTTCCGTCCTGTTGCTGGTACAGCTAAGATTGGTGACGTTGATCTTGAGAACGTTTCGAAGAAGATTCAATCCGTTGCTTCTGACTTGTTAGTTGACTTAGCTAACGGTACTACAGACCCAGAGACACTCTCTGCTGTTGTGCTGAGAAAGAAGTCACAGTTTAGACTGATGACACCAAGCGAAGGTATCTTCGGTATTATTGGTGGCTTAAGACAAACAGATGCTGGCATCGGATATGAGTATGGCTTGTTGTATAACATGGTTGTTACATGTGCAGCAAGCGGGTACTTAGGATCTGCTGAAGTTGTTATTCATGGAGATGAAAACGGTAAGGTGCATGCTCAGGAAACAGGGTCGTCTTTTAACGGCACTGACATCTTGAGTGTTTATCAAACACCTTATTACTATTTCCAAGATCCAACAATTCGTAAAAACTTCTACAACATCTCTACGTTCTTACGTAGTGAAGGCGTAGCAAACATTGTGTTCTCAATCTCTTATGACTTCGAAGACAGTGTAAACGTTTATAACCCCGCCAACTTTAACATCAACACAACAGGTGCAGCTTCTTACTATAACGAAGCTGTTTACGACAGTGCTGCTATTTATGATGGCAACCCTTCACCCGTTGTGAAGACTGCGTTTACAGGCTCAGGTTTTTCTGTGGCTTTTAAATATGTGACCAATGATCAGAATGCAAGCCATACCATCCAAGGTTTTGTCTTGAACTATTCGATGAACGATAGACGCTAAGGAGAATACCTTGACAGGATATGTAAGACAATCAGCAGCAGATATTGTGGCAACGGAAGTTATCCGTGCCACTCCAATCAATAACGAACTTAATGCTATTCGTGATGCCTTTGCTCAAAGCACAGGTCATAAGCACGATGGTACAACAGCAGAGGGTGCATACATCCCTCTCATTTCAGATACTAATGCTTATACCAAAGTTGCTGTAGATGCTGGCAACAACCGCATTGGTTTCTTTACCAACGTTTCAAGTGCTGCTGTTGAACAAGTTAGAGTTGCAGACGGTGCATTCTCACCAGTTACAACTAACGATGTTGACCTTGGTACATCTAGTCTAAAGTTTAAAGACCTGCACTTGGCAGGTAATGCTGCTCTTGCAACAGCTTCTTTGTCTGGTCAAGCTACCTCCACTGTATCTACTGGCACTGCTCCCTTGGTTGTTGCTTCAACTACTAAGGTTTCAAACCTCAACGCTGATCTGTTGGATGGCGCTGATTGGGCCTCTCCTTCGCCTATTGGCTCCACTGCTGCTGCTGCTATCACTGGTACAACCATCACGGCTACAACAGGCTTTAGCGGCCCTCTGACGGGTGCTGTGACAGGTAACACCACTGGTACACATACCGGTTCTGTAACAGGTGACGTAACTGGTAATCTCACTGGTAACGTGACAGCTAGCTCTGGTAGCTCTACCTTCAACAACGTTACTATTAACGGTTCGTTGGATATGAACTCAGGTAGTGCTGGAACCGTTACAGGTTTGGCATCACCAACAAACGGTACAGACGCTACTACTAAAACATATGTTGACACTGCTGATGCACTGAAGCTCAACTTGTCTGGCGGCACAATGTCAGGCAACATTGCAATGGGTACTAATAAGATCACTGGTCTTGGTACTCCTTCATCTAGCACTGACGCTGCCACTAAGGGATATGTTGATACACAGGTTGCTGCTGTAATTGATTCTGCTCCCGGTGCTCTGGATACGCTGAATGAGCTGGCTGCTGCCTTGGGTGACGATGCTTCGTTCTCTACAACAGTAACCAACTCTATTGCCGCTAAGCTTCCACTGGCTGGTGGCACAATGACCGGCAACATTGCAATGGGTACTAACAAGGTTACTGGTATTGGTACACCTGCTGATAGTGCTGACGCTGCTACCAAAGGGTATGTAGATACTGCTGCTGCGTTGAAGCTGTCTTTAACTGGCGGCACAATGAGCGGTGCTATTGCTATGGGCACTAGCAAAATCACTGGACTTGGTACTCCTTCTGCTGACACTGATGCTTCTACTAAAGGGTATGTAGATACTCAAGATGCTCTCAAGCTGTCATTGACAGGTGGCACAATGTCTGGCGCTATTGCTATGGGCACTAGCAAGATTACAGGCTTGGGCGATCCATCATCTAACCAAGACGCAGCTACAAAGATTTATGTTGACGGCATCTTAGGTAGCGCAACTGCTGCTGCCACTTCTGCTGCCGCTGCTGCTGTCTCTGCAAGCAATGCTGCTACAAGCGAATCTAACGCATCTACAAGCGCATCAAATGCATCTACCTCTGCTGGTAATGCTTTGACAAGTGCTAACAATGCTGCTGCCTCTTACGATGCGTTTGACGATCGTTACTTAGGTGCAAAGACTTCTAGTCCTTCTGTTGACAATGATGGTGGCGCTTTAATCACTGGTGCTTTGTATTTCGATACAACTGCCAATGAGATGCGTGTGTGGACAGGCTCTGTTTGGAAAGCTACAGGTTCTGCTGTCAACGGAACATCACAGCGTGAGACATACACTGCTACCGCTAGCCAAACAACCTTTGACATTGTGTATGATCTTGGGTTTGTTGATGTCTACTTGAACGGTGTTAAGCAGCTTGCTGGTACAGATTTCACTGCATCAAGCGGTACAAACATTGTATTTGCTACAGGCTTAACTGCTGGCGACATTGTTGACATTGTGGCATACGGTGCTTTTGAAATTGCAAACACGTATACACAAGCTCAATCGGATGCTCGTTATCTGCAACTGTCTGGTGGTACAATGTCTGGTGCAATTACATTTGCAGCTGGTCAAACCTTTAGTGGTACACTAACCTCTAGCGACATTGGTTCAACTGTCCAAGCATACGATGCTGATTTAACAACATGGGCGGGTAAGACAGCACCTTCGGGGACTGTTCTTGGTAGTGATGCAATTGGTGTATCGGTTCAAGCATATGACTCAAACTTAACATCTTTCTTGACAGCTGTGAACCTTCCTACAACGGATGGTTCATCTGGTCAGGCTTTGGTCACAAACGGTTCTGGCACAATATCTTTTGGTAGTGCTGGCGTTTCAACTGGTAAAGCCATCGCAATGGCAATCGTATTCGGAGGATAACATGACAGCACCTAACATTGTAAACGTAGCAACTATTAACGCTAAGACAGCGTATCTCACACCTTCTAACACCACAGCTAACGTCTTGTTGGCTAATGCTGCATCAAGCAACAAGGTGTTGAAGATCAATCAAATCATCGCAGCAAACGTAACAACTGCTGCTGTTGGAGCCACTGTAGCCGTTAACTCAGCCGCTGCGGGTTCTGGCACTTCATATCCAATGGCAAATGCCATCTCTGTTCCTGTTGGTGCATCTCTCATTGTGAGTGATAAGTCTACAGCTTTCTACTTAGAGGAAGACAAGTCGATCTTGGTTACTAGCTCTACATCAAGCGGCATCACTTATATCATCAGCTAGGAAGAGATCAGCTAAATGATCAAGCGTTACAAAGGCGCTCTGCTTTCTGCAACGCCTCCTATAACCTCTGGTGGTACTACTGGTACTGCCTGTGCGCGCGGAATGTCGACTTTT